CTACGTGGACCCCAATGCCAATGTCAAGCTGGACAAGGGCAAGTCCCGCAACAAGATAGACGGCGTGGTCGCCCTGGTGGATGCGGTGGGCGGCTGGCTCACTAAGACCGCGAACAACAAGCAGCCCTACCACGACCACACCCTCCGCGTCATCGAGCTATGATCTGGATCCATCGTCTCGTAACCGAGTCGGGCTTCATTGAGGCCTTCTGGGAGCGTCTGCGCGAGCGCCGGCGGAAGGATCCCTCGGTCAGTCAGGAGGCGGTGTTTGAGGAATTGAACGAGGAGTACCGCGAGGTGTTCGGGGAGGACCGTTTCCCCTCGTTCGACGCTTTCCGCAAGCGTCGGGACCGTGGAAATCCCAAATGATACCCATTTTCGGACATTTGTCCAGTGGAAATTAAGTGAACTTTACTTAATTTGCCCGCGTAATGGCAAGGCAAGTAAAGGAAAATAAAGGCCTTAAGGGCCGTATCCGCAGTTGGTTACTGGGCCCGGTGAGCTCATTCGGGGCTTATACCGGGGCCTACACCAACGGCATCGACGCAGGGGTGACGGTGAACGCCGACACGGCCCTGCGTTTTACGGCTGTATACGCGGCCATCAAGCTGCTCGCCGAGAACATCGCGGGCCTCCCGAAGTCCGTCCTGATCCGTGACGCTGACGGAGGGTACAAGGAGGCGAAGGACCACTCCGCCTACCAGGTGCTCTGCGTCCGTCCCAACGAATACACGGACCGCTTCACCTTCTGGTTCACCATCATCGGCTGGCTCTTGGGCCGTGGCAACGCCTTCGCCCTGAAGAAGTACGACGAGAAGGGCAAGCTGTTGTCCGTTCACCAGCTTCGTCCTGAATGGGTGACGGTCTTGTTCGTCAACGGGGAGAAGATGTACGTCGTCAAGACGAACGATCCGGACTTCGCTTTCCTCGACGGCACCTACCTGGACTTCGAGATCCTGCATTTCATGCTGTTCACCCTGGACGGCATCATCGGCATCGACCCGATCTCCTACAACGCGGCCGCCATCGGCGAGGGCATCGCCGCCCAGAAGTTCACTGCGGACTTCTACCGCACGGGCGGCGCCATCCGGGGAGTCCTGGAGACGGAGCAGGCCCTGGGCGAGGAAGACTACAAGCACTTCATGGCCCGCTACCGGGCTACGGCTACGAACGGCAGCACCCCGCTGCTGGAGTACGGCATCAAGTACAAGGGCATCAACCTCAGTCCGGAGGCCACGCAGCTCATCCAGTCGAAGGTGTTCAGCATCGACGACATCGCGCGGATCTTCTGCATCCCGCCCCATATGCTGGCCGAGCTCTCCCATGCTACCTTCAGCAACATCGAGCAGCAGAACATCTTCTTCGGCGAGTATTCGCTGAGGCCGATCTGCAAGCGCATCGAGACCCAGCTGGAGCTGAAGCTCTTCTCCGACAAGGAGAGGGGCGATTATCACATCAAGTTCGACCTCAACGGTCTGATGCGCGGTGATGCGGCGGCCCGCGCTTCCTTCTACGAGAAGGGCATCAACGCCGGCTGGATGACGCCCAACGAGGCCCGCGAGTTCGAGGGCATGAAGCTCCTCGACGGTCTTGACAAGCCCCGCATCCCGCTCAATTACACAACTGTCGGCGACGACAAAAATAAGGAGGAATAACTATGCTTCCGAGACCAGTATTAAATCTCTGCCGTAGCAATGTCGCTACGATCAGCGCGCCGACAAAGGTGTCGGCCTCGAAGAACAGCATCATCATCTCCGGATCCGTCGTATGGTACAAGGACGGCGAGTGGGGTGTGGCTTACAAGAAGGATTCGGACACCGACTGGACCTACAAGGAGAGTAGCACCCAGTCCATCTACGCGACTCTTTCCAGCCTGACCGCGAGCACCAAGTACAACATCAAGCTGTACGTCAAGTTCGCCGGTGAGTACCAGTACGGTGAGTCCATCGACGTGACGACCTCCGCTTCCTAAACCATCGGAACTATGGACGAGATCAAGATCATCAGGAGATTCAACGACGCCCCGGAGATCCGGAAGGTGGACGAGGAGACGCGGACCATCGAGTTCGTGGCCTCGGACGGAAGCGTCGACTCCTACGGGACGATCCTCCCCGTGGACAAGTGGGATCTCAAACGGTACGAGAACAACGGCATCGTCGGCTACATGCACGACGTGTACGGAGAATCCTGGACGAAGTCTGCGGATCCGGACGACGTGATCGGTAAGGGCGTGGCCTTCATCGAGGAGGACAAGCTCATCGTCCGCATCACCTTCGAGCCGAAGGACCTGAACGAGCGAGCGGACAAGATCTTCCGTAAACTCCAGTTCGGCTCCCTCCATGCCGTGTCCGTCGGCTTCCGTGCAACCAAGAAGGGCCACATGGGAGACGAGGAGCGCGGGGAGGATCCGAAGGTCTACTACTACGCCGGGCAGGAGCTCCTTGAGGTCTCCGTCGTCAACATCCCCTCCAATGCCAACGCCCTGAAGCGTGCCCTCGAAGAGGAGCGCAAGGACTGGGTCGTGGAGGAAGAGAAAGAAAACAGAAAGCCGGACACGGAGGGCGACACCGTCCACGAGCCGGAACCTGATTATACATCAATAACCGCCAGGGCCCGCGCCCTTATGGCAAAAAACATCTAACAAAATGAGAAACTCTCACGAGATTTCCGCCGAACTCGAGACCCGTCTGGCCGAGTTCGAGGCCTGCCAGGAAGCCGCGCAGCGCAAGGACCTGGCAGAGAAGGTCGAAGAGCTCACCCGTGAGCTCAAGGACGCCCAGCTGAGTGAGGCCGCCCGCAAGGCGCAGGCCAATCAGCGCGTCCTCTCTCCCGCGGAGCAGAAGGAGCTGAAGCGCTTCTCCATCTCCAAGTTCCTGCGTCAGGCGCAGAACGGCAAATTTGACGGTATCGAGGAAGATATCGCCAAGGAAGGTGCAGAGGAGTTCAAGCGTGGCGGTCTCAACGCCGTCGAGAACGCCGTCTACCTGCCGAGCACGTTCCTGCGTTACTACTACACCAACGCCTCCGAGTCCGCCTACGGCCAGGCTTTCATCGAGCAGACCGGCCTCACCTACATCGGCAAGCTCCGGAACGCGACCCTCGGCAGCAAGCTGGGCGTCCGTTACCTGAACGACCTCAAGGGCAACATCGCCTTTGTCACCGGTGGTGCCGACGCTGCCTGGGTCGCTGAGGAAGGCACTGCGTCCAAGCAGAAGCCTGCGTACAGCAAGGTCGTCATGAGCCCGAAGCGCCTCCAGGTGCTGCAGGGTGTCACTTACGACCTCATGCACCAGTCCAGCAAGGCCCTCGACGACCTCATCCTGGACGACATGGTGAAGGCCCACGCCGTCGCCCTCGACGCCGCGATCTTCACCGGCTCCGGCTCCAGCGGTCAGCCTACCGGCGTCCTCTCTGCCGCCAACGTCAACTCCATCGCCATCGACACTAACGGCGGCCCTCTGACCTACGCTCTGCTCGTCCAGATGGAGACCGAGGTCGGTATCGACAACGGCCTGCTCGACGACACCCTCGCCTACGTGTCCAACGCGAAGGTCCAGGGCAAGCTCAAGACCATCCCGCAGATCGCCGGCTATCCGTACTACCTGATGAACGACGGCAAGGTGAACGGCTACCCGTTCTTCATGTCCAACGCCATCCCGAGCAACCTGACCAAGGGCAGCACCAGCAGCGCTTGCTCTGCTGCCATCTTCGGTAACTGGAGCGAGGTCATCGTCGGCAGCTGGGGCGGTCTCCAGATCATCGTGGATCCTTACACCGCCAAGGCCGAGGGCGTCCTCGAGATCTCCGCTGCCGCGTACCACGACGTGCTCGTCCGTACTCCGGTTGCCTTCTGCAAGATCGTCGACATCACCACCACCTAATCGCTGACTGAACCATGACCGAGAGGACTTACATTTCGATGCAGGCCAATGGGCTCCTCCAGGAGTTCAAGCGCCACATCCGCATGACCAGCGACGACCTCGACGCCGAGCTCCGCTCGAAGATGATGGCCGCCGTGATCAGCGCGGAGCACCACATCGGCAAGGTGATCCTCCGGTCCGAGTTCGTAACGACCAGGTCTTTCGCTTCCGCCGTTATCCTCAAGGTCCCGAACATCATCGTCCAGGGCCTTGAGGTCGACGGGGTGGCGGTGACGGGCTGGAAGCTCGTCGGTCGTGTCCTCACCCTCCCGCAGGGCGTCACCGGTGAAACGATGACCGTGACCTACGAGGCCGGGTACGAGTGCATTCCCGACGACATGAAGGCCGCGATCCTGATGCACGCCACGACACTCTTCAACAATCCGGCGGATTCGGTCGAGACGCTGGCCAAGGCGTCCCAGAACCTCCTCCGCCACTACCGCTGGGAGCTGGACGACGATGGAGAACAGGATTAACATCGGCGAGCTTGACACGAAGGTGCTCCTCCGTTCCTGCGTCATCACCCAAGGTGCGCAGGGCGCGAAGAAGTACACGTTCCAGGACTACGCCGAGGTGTTCGCCAAAGTCGACCGGAACGTCGCGGAGACCGTCACCAACACCAACCTGGAGCAGGGCGTGGACATCACGCTGACCATCTACAAGGTGGCTGCGCTGACCACCCGCTGGCGGGTTGTGCTGGACGGCAAGGCCTACGAGATCACCGGCATCGACCCGATCTCCCGGGTGTCGCCCCTCTGCCACCTCACCCTCAGCATCGTCGAGTGATGGCCCAGACACGGACATACATCACAGGTCTCGACGACTGCCTGAAGTGCTTCGACAATGCCCCAGGCAATATGCTGAAGCTCGTCAGGAAGGCGCTGAAGGAAGGGGGCAAGGAGGCGGCGAAGGAGATTCGGAAGGTGATGCCCAGGCGGTTCAAGCGGCTGGTGTCCTACAAGGTTGTGAAGGGGACCCTTTCGGGTGACTATTCCGCCCTGGTTGGAGCCTTCAACAAGGTGAAGAGCGGCACCAGCGAGCCGGACGACTGGTTCAAGGCTTACTGGAAGAACTACGGCACGCTGACCAAGCGGGACCGGGATCACAAGTTTGACTACCCTGTCAAGCCCGCGCACTGGGCTGCGGCAAAAAGGCGCAGGAACAATGTTGGGCAGCCGCACGAGAACTTCTACGACGGCGCAGTGAACGGCCCTGCGCAGACCGCCTTCCTCCGCAAGTTCGAGGACTGCATCAAGAGTAACGAAGACTACCTCAAGGAAAGATGACCAATCACCTCCATACGCAACTCGTTTCGACGCTCACGTCGGCCGGTGTCGACCCCGCCCTCTCCGAGGCCGAGATTGACAGCTATCCTTACGTGACGTTCGAGCTGCCGGTGGAGTACCGGTACAACAAGGACGGAGTCTACAAGCTGGTCGGCAACCTCACGATCCGGTCGGTCTCCGACGACTTCGACGAGGCGGACAGCCTCCGGGCCAGCATCGAGTCGGCCATCGCTTCCGGCTTTGACGGTTCGCCCGTGAACATCATGAGCGAGCCGGAGGATCCCGAGGAGACGCCGACCGTCCTGGAGGTGGTTTACTACACGGCCCGGCTGACCGACGTCCGCAAGGACTGCACGGACGGTGTCTGGGTCATTGAACTGGACTACATTCTCAATCAATCCGAATAACAATGGCACTTGAAGGATATAACATCGCATTCAGGCTGAAGGTGGGAAATGACTACCTGACGCTTGCAGGCCGTACCCAGGACGATCTCACCATCGCCGCGCGGACGAAGGAAAGCCTGACCAAGGACGACGCCGGGGCTGCCCAGGTCGCCGTCAGCGGTCACGACATCACCTTCCGCGCGACCGGTCTGGTGGATGTTACGTCCGCGACGGCCA